TTCGTGCCTTTAGCTTTTCCATTTTTACCTCCTTCCTCGGTTGCTTTATTAGCAACTTGACTATACCTTATCGCTTTGTTGCTTTTAATGCAACGGTAAAATTGCTTTATTTGCAATTTGTAATATTCATGTCATATAATTAGGTGGGAAGACGGAGGATGATATGGATCAGATTTACATTATTAAAGACAGATTAAACACCGCGCTCCAGCTTCGAGATATGACTGCAGCGGAACTTTCACGGAAAACGGGAATAAACAAGTCCTCACTCTCGCGTTATCTGACAGGCGAGTCCATTCCAAGATCTCTCGCCATTGGAAAGATGGCGGAAGCTCTTCATGTGTCGCCCGCCTGGGTTCTCGGTTATGACGTTCCTATGGATAATGGAGCTCCGTTCGTTCACATTGATATTGATAAACTCAATTCTGCTAATCAGGCCCTACTTATGACATATTACAAGGCCCTTCTCGATGCTCAGGAGGCAGACAATGGCAACACCTAAGTGGAACAAATCGAGGAACTTGTGGATAGTTCAAGGCCAAAAGAATGGTATAAAAAAGACGTTCTACAGTTCAACGCCAGGGCTCCGCGGTAAGCGTGAGGTCATGGATAAATATGACGACTGGATCGAGTTCGGAGGCTCCCAGAAGATCACTGTGGAGAAGTGCGTCGAGTTATACCTCCGAGACATCGAAGCTCGGCTCGGTCGGAGGGACACATATAGACAGACCGAGGTCTACACGCGCCTGTATGTCCTTCCTAAGCTCGGCAAGCAAAGAATGAATAATCTATCCCTCCGAGACTGGCAGACCGTTCTGAACGAAGCCAGACCGCAAAAACGGCACACCGGACCGCTGTCATTCAAGTCGATGTGCCATCTTCGCACGATCCTCGTCGGTCTTCATAAGTTCGCCTATGTGAATTATTATTGTGAAGAATGGCGCGGTTCCTTGTATATCCCTCAAGGTCATAAGAAGGGCGAGCGTCAGATCTTGCAGCCCTCCGACATCGCTAGGCTTTTCGAGCCGTCATCGCTCTGGTTTGCGGGCGCCTTCAAAGTGATGCTTTTGTGTGGCCTTCGCCCCGGTGAGTGCCTCGGCATCCAGGAGGGAGATCTAAAGGACCATGTCCTCCGGATCTCAAGAGCGATCAATGACGTTGGAGAAGTCACCGAGGGGAAGAACAAAAACGCCCGCCGTCTCGTCCCCCTGCCTCCGATGGCAGAGTCCATTATAACGGACACAATAAAACGCAATCGAGACTATAATTTTGGAACTCCGTGGATCTTTTGCAATATCTACGGCGGCCCTGCAGCTCAATACATCGTCAGAAAAGACTGGAATAAGCTCAAGGCCGAGAGAGATCTCCCGGGAACGTGTTACTCACTACGCCACACATTCGTCTCGATCGTCAGCTCCCAGACGCATCTCGCAGAAGGGACCATTAAGACACTGGTCGGGCATAGCGAGAGCTTTGACACATGGGGAACATATAAGCACGAAGTCAGCGGTGAGCTCGAGAGAGCTGCGGAAGTCATAAACCTGACTTTTGAACGTCTGAAATCTGCGGAAAATTAAAAAGTCATACAAAAAGTCAAACATCAGAAAATGAAAAAGCCCCCGTGACATAATAGCCACGGGGGTTTTACTTGGAGCCATTTGTGGGACTCGAACCCACGAATGTGCGTTTTCTGGTGGACTTAAATCATCGAAAAGTCCATGATTTTAAGGCTTTTGTACTTTTAATAGTTCCGACTGTACGCCGCTGAAAATACAAAAACCATACAAAAAGTCAAACATTAGAAAAGCCCCACGGCGCTGCTGAAACCGTGGGGACTTCTCTGGAGGTGATCCGATATGGAGATCTTACTGTTTATAATATGGAACGCCAAACCCGACTATATACTTCGAGTTATATGCGATAGTCCTGGACTTGACATGTCCGGGGCTTCCTGCGTTTCCTTCCTTGACGATGATCTTGTTGCCATTCACACCGATAACAAGGCCCGTATGTGTCGAGCGTGTCGTTGACTTCGGGTTTTTGAAGTTATAGAAGACATGCCAGGCGAGTTTTGGCTTCGTTCCGCGCTTCTTAAAGCGCTTCTTATTCTTGTACCACTTCATCGCCTGGGTGCATCCTGCTGTTGTCGTGTACTTCGTCACGCTCTTGGTCTGATAGAAGTCAGAAACCACTGTGATCTGACACCACGCCGTTGTTCTGACATTCAGTTTTCTTCCTGTCAGCTTGTTGTATGGCTTCATGATGTACTTCTGGGCTCTTCCATCCTTGACCGCCTCAGAGTAGCCGTTCCAGCTCTGGATCTTATTGGCGGCAAGGGTAGCACCGCCCGCCATCAATTAGCCTCCGAGGTTCCTGTCGGTGTCTCAACCTCTTCCTCGTCGGTGTCGATCTCATAATATTCTTCCTTTGTAAACTGCTGATAGACCTGGTTAATGCCGGTGGAAGCGAAACCGCTTACGATTCCGATAGCCAGAGCCATAAGCCAGTTGTCTGCAGGAATATATCCGGGGATGGTCTTGAAGACAATAATACCCAGGACACCGCCCACGAAGCCGCAGATCATCGGGATGAACTTATTAAGTGTGTCGTTGTTGATAGCCTTAAAAGTAGCACCTACGAGATAACAAAGCACTACAATGGCAGGAAATGCTATAAAACCTAAATCACTCATTATTTTTCTCCTTCTTTCGTTGATATGTAAATAAGGACAGCCAGGGCTGTCACAAAGAAGCCCACAACAGTGAACTTCAAGAGTTCGGTCAGAATCGTTTAGATCTTGCCCTCCTTAGTTAATTGTTCAAAGGTCTCCTTGATGTGTTTATTCGCCGTCATTGTGTAGGAATTCTTGAATTTCGGGTGTTCTTCACAGTAGCGGTCATAAGTGTCACAGTCGTCGAGCTGCTGACGGAAGTATTCCGCAGAGTGATGTATTCCGTTCTTGAGCTCGTCGGAGAACCGGAGGATGTGAGTCCTGGCAAGGACCGCCTGATTCTCGTCCATCTTGTCCGCGAGCTTGTCGATCTTCTGATCTATCTCTTTCACTTTGTCCTTCCTCGAGAAGGCCAGAGTGATGAGGAACTGGATAAATGTAAACAAAGCACCGGAACCGATAACCGCTAACACAATGGGCATGATTATATCTTCTTTCATAGGCATCGCCTCTTTTCTTCGGCGAGGTCACGCAGTCGCGTCAATTCTGACGCGATCGCGTCCTCTACTTTACTCCGGGCGATAACTTCGGCCTGTTTATTGATGATCTCGGCTTGAAGTTCTATGATCGCACAGAGCTTCTCAATGGTCTCGAGCGACGTCACTCAGTAGGTGCCTCCGGCCATTCGATCTCAAAAGGGAAACCCTTCTGTTCGGGAAGATCGCGGAGAGCCTGACGGTAAGGCTTATAAAGATTCTTGTGTTCTGTCGACCTGTCTGCACAAAGATCCTTGTCAGTTGCGTCAAGGAGTTTGTTGCGGATCTTCCTGGCATACATAGCCGCATCTTCTTCGTTCTGCTCTTCGCAAGCCTTTGCGTATCTTAACTGTAAGACGTCGATCATCTCGTCTCTCTGTGCCGCAGCCAGAGCCTCAGCTCTTGCCAGTTCCTTGTAATTGATGTTGCTCATGGAAGTGTTCCTCCTGTTTGTTATAGAATTCGGCCATCCTTTGGCGCTCATAATAAGTGTCACCTCTGGAAGCGTTTGCCAGATATGAGATAAATGAGACCTTAGCGGAACCTTTCGGATATATCCCCGCGTATTCTTTTGCGAAGATCTTCCTGAGCTTTCGCCTTTGCCTGCCTTGTTTCTTCTTATCCATCTTCCGGAGGATCTTGCCTGACGGTTTGATAATGAATCTCCATTTAAGGAGTTTCACGCCCTGCTTCAACGGGTAGATCCTCGTCTTTTTGTTAAGAGTGAGGCCGAGCGCGTTGAGCTTTGCCTCGATGACCGTCCTGCAGAACCTTAAATATTCCCGGTTAGGATGAATAAGAACAAAATCATCCATATATCTGATGTAATGCTTAACCCGGAGCCGTTCCTTGATGAAATGGTCCATATCATCGAGAACAGCCAGGGCGATGAGCTGCGACACCTGAGAACCGAGACCGATGCCTTTGTCTCCGCCGAAAGAGTCCACTATCTCGCAGGCTCTCATGGCGATGTCAGGATCAGGAACCCTTTTCAAGATCGCACGCTTGGCGACATTGTGCGGAATAGATTCAAAATAATGATGAATATCACATTTCAGAACCCATCCGTCCGTGCCGTACTGCTGTCTGTATTTCCGGAGGTGTGCCGTCAGCCTGTTGAGCGTATAGTCGACACCTCTGCCCTGCATACATGCGCAGTTGTCATGTATGAAGGACTTTGTCATCATGTCATACAGTCCGCGGTCACAAAGAGCTCTCTGAAACTGCCTGTCACGGAGGCGAGTCGCCACAATATCGCGCTCTTTCGGTTCGTAGACCTTAAAGCGCTGATATTTGGAGATTTTATACTTGCCTTCGAGAAGGTCTCTTCTGAGCCTGTATGTGTTTTTAAGTCCGTTGGTTTCGTAACCTACTACGCTGTCCTTCCATCTGACATTTCTGCAGCATTTGGTCAGACCATCGTATAAGTTGTCGAAATCAATGACTTCCTTGTATGACATAAAACATCAAACGCATATAAGAAGACCGTCCCGCAGGACGCTTCTGTCGTTTGTAGAATTTTGCTCCTTATAAGAGTCAGGATGGCCGCTCCTTGTGTGAGATGCACTGCTTTGGTCTGCTATGGACTACTTGAACTGGCATATTCCTCACAATCAGGGGCGACGCCGTTGCCATTGATCGCGTTGTTGTTGTTCAACGAGCCGTCGGTGTTCACGTTGCGGACATTGTTGGCGTTCCACGGGTTGGGAGACCGGAGCGGATAGCGACCACCCTATTTATATCTTTCAGCGTCGGATCTAACCCACGCCATAAGATATTCTTCTGTTTCCACTATGAGCTGAGTCCAGTGCTCCGCCTGACGTCCTGATATATACCTTGCAAGGTAAACATCATCTATCAGGTCGAGCAGAGCCTCGAGGTGAGCATAGGCTTCAACCTGTTGCATCCTGCGATATTTGTATTCGTTTTCTTTGTTTATCGTATCGGAGACTCTGACCGCGTTGGCCCGTCTGATGCACGAACATGCGGCTCTCATCTCCTGATGTATTGGCTGCGCATACATCCAGCGCACGCTTTTCGGAAAGTATTTATCATTTTTCAGAACGGCGAGGGTGTATCTTTTCAACACCCTCGCCTTATTCAAAACCTGAAGCTTTCCCTGTTGTCTGTCGCCTACTCGGACACTCATAGTTCACTTCCTGTTATTCGCAGCTATCGCTGCGGATTGTTCGATTAACCGATGATACAAGCAGGGGCGACGCCGTAGCCATGGATCGCGCCGTAGCTGCTCAACGAGCCGTCGGTGTACACGATGCGGACACTGCTGGCGTTCCACGGGTAGGGAGACCGGAGCCACGTATATCTTGCAGTACCGCCTTTGTCTCGTTTGATCCTCTCGGCCTGAGTAAGACCGTCATAGTAGTCAAGGAGGACACCGTCCTTGAGTGATGCGGAGTCGTATGTTCCGAAATACTCAGGAGCGGACAGCAAGAAGAACTTATCCTTGACGTCATAGGTCTCATTTACGGCGAACTCGGTGCCGTCGAGTGAATCGGTCTCAAAATATGAGTTCGTTCTGCAGGGAACCTTTGCCGTGAGGATAGCGCCGAGGAAATCATCACCGAAGCCGTGCATCCATCCCCTGTATGCCTTATCGTTTGAAGTGTGCCAGGACGGAGCTCTGTCGAACTTCGTCTGAGCACTCCAAACCTGACCGAGGCCCTTGTTGGAGTTAAGCCACTGCCTCATGGCGCTCTGTGCATAGTTGTTTGAACCGAAGACGATCCTCTGCGCACAGTTGAGACCGTTTCCTTCGACTGATGTCGCATGGATGGTTCCGAGGCTTGTGCCGCTGTTGCCTGCAGAGATCGCAACGTTTTCCTCGATCTTAGCGGAATCGCCGGGATGTGCGAGCGTGAAGATCGTCGCAGCCGTGATCGCGGAACCGTTTGACCTGAGTGTCATACAGATCTGACCGCCCGCAGGAACTCCCTGAGTAAGAGTGAACTGGAATGTTCCATTGGTGACGGAACCCGTCTCATAGTCCCATGTGAAGTTATATGTGCCTGCAGCGAGAGCTTCGTCGCAGTAGAAAAGTGCCTCTGAATCGTCGAAAACGACACCGATCTGTGTGCCTGCAGCATTTGAATAGACGTATTTCGTGCCGAGGATCATGCCGTAACGATAATGTCTGTCTGCAGGGTTGAGCGCATCCTCGACTTCCTCGGTGATGTGATCGTAGACCTGCCAGACGATGTCACCGGCTGTCTCGGAAATGATGACCTTGTCATCCGTTGCGGGTGTTCCGGTGATCGTGACGCCGTAATGTGTGAGGTCGACAATGTCGCCGTGCTCGTCTCTCCACTCGTCTCCGTCGAAGGTAGCCTCATAATGGCCGTCGTGCGCGCCTCCGATGGCGTGCAGGAACGTGTCCTCGTCGACCGATGCAGCCGTGACGCCTGTGTTATGAGCTCCGACTGCTGCAGTGATGGCCGTCTCTCTGGGAGTAGTGAATTCATAGCCGACCGGGAAGAGAACAGGACCGAGGCCGTTCCT